CGAGGGTTACACAGAAAAGACGGGTTCTATTTACCAATGGGGTAAGGGACTTTACGACACTTCAATGTCAAAGTTGGAACTTGTCGCGCGTCTTCGCGAACTCGGCAACGTAGATGCAGACCTTCTTGACGGTTATGTACGTGGTGTAGCAGACCTTACTAACACACACATGTACACACTTAGCCACATTTCAGCACAGGCAATCTCTAAGGGTGGCGCTTACGACAACACCAAGATTAAGGGATTCGCGAGCATCACCGTAAACCAAGATGCTTATGTGCCTGCTGCAAACTTTAAGAAGGCAGGCGCAAAAGTTTGGACGGATGCCGACTGCGATATTCCCTCGCAGATGCAGAAGATTGAGTACGACTTCAAGTTGGCCAACAACATCGATGCGGACGAAGCCTTTGTATGGCAGATTCCTTATAGCATGATTCTGACCGTTCTGATGAACAACCAGTTCTTCAAGAAAGAGGTCAATCGCTATATCCGCTTCTATGCCAAGGATAAGGTTGTTATCGTCAACAACAACGGCGGCACGAGCCTTGATACGGACGTTATCACGATGGAGGATTTGATTGCTTACAGCCGTTCCGAGATTTCCAAGATTTCGCCCATCATCGTAGTCAAGGAAGAGCAGGTTGTGCAAGACATCAAGACCATCAAGACCGTCAGCGGATGGGATGCAGGCAAGGTCGTTCTTCGACCCGTAGGCAACAACAACGGCAAGTGCGGTGTTATCGTACACTCGCAAGTGGCAGATGTTGAAATGATTCGCACGGGTGAAATCAACAACACTGTTACCGCCAACGCATCGAAGATTCTGAATTTCCTGTACGTGCTGAACGAGGTTTCCAACGATGGCAAGTACAAAAAGTATGCAACCAAGGTGATTGGCCGTTATGCCCCTGTTCTTACTGAGGCGATGCAGCACGTAATCGTTGATACGACCGAAGCAGATTCCTAAAACGTTTTAGCGAAATAGTTTTTTATTGGGTTTAGTTATTTTTCTTAGTTGTTGAAAAGATGACGGTATTAGAATGGCTTAGCGGCAAAACAATGTATTCCTCCTTCACGGAAACGAATTTCATTGAAATAGCGATGGATAGGGGTATTGACCCGAATGCCGACGTGTATGACGAGAGCGTCGTCACGAAGCGCGAACGCGACTTGATGACCGCAGACCTCATCTATACTGCTGTGTTGCTTCGCCCCTCTAATACTGCGTCTTTTACACAATCGCACAATGGTTATTCTAAGACCATCGGTAGCGAACAGGATTTCTACCAAGATGACAAAATCCAATATGCTATTCGCATCTACAAACGCTATGGTGACGAAAAGGGTGAAGACTTAGAGGAACTTGCCGCCAAGCGCAAAATCAAGGTCATCCCCATTGAAGACGTTCTTTGAGATATGCTGAGAGACGAGATTCTTGAATATCCCTATACGGGTACGATAACGAGAACCATCGAAGGTAGTGGACGTGAAGAGGACACTATTCTTACGGTGTATGAGGGAAAGATGGATGAGCACATGGTGACGGATGAAGAGGGACGTGTCCTTCAAACTGCATCCTATATCATTTCGATTCCTTTGACCAAAGACGCTGATGGTAATTGGGCTGTACCTCGCAAGGGAGACAAGGTAGTCTTAACGCGATATGGCGAAACGTTCAATCTTACGGTTGATAATGCCGAACCTTCGCAACTAAAGGGAGTTAGTTTGTATTGTTCGAGAAATAGTTGGTAAGAGAATGAATAAATCTGTAATCCGTGGCTTAACCAATTTTTTGAGCGTAACACAAAAAAGTGTGACGGAGTATTGGATTGCAGAGCAAAACAAACGACTTATCGACTATGCACGACGCAAAATCAGACTTCTTGGCGATGCGATAATGATGTATCACAGCAAGAACCACATGGACAGAACTGGGAATTTGCTCGATAGTCTCTGTTGGGTTATCTCCTATGATGGCAAGCCTGTTGCCGGAGGAACTTACAGAACACAACGTGCGAAGAAGGATTCATATCTCCATGAGTTTGCGCCAGAAGAGTACAGACATCTGTTCCCCGTTTATGGACACGCCCTTGCGCTCGAATTTATCAAGAAGTACGGCAATGCAAGTGGTAGCGGCGAGTGGGTAGTGCGATTCGCAATCCTTGCTCCTTATTGGGCATATTGGGAAAAAGGTTTCGTCATGAAGCAGAAGTCGAACATGTGGGATGAAGGGGACGTTGCCTCTATCGGACGCTTTCTAAAGTTTTCCGTTATGACAGAGTTTTACGACACTGTTAATGCGGACTTAAAACCGAAGAAGATAAAGTTCGAGTGCAAGAAACCTCCGCGCATGGATTCGTTCAAACTTGACAGAATGAATAGACGTATTTCCAAGAGTCCTTGGGCAGAGTCTCGACACAACAAACGCTGGCCGTCCCACAATAATGGTAAACGAACGAAATTGTAATTATGGTAACTGAATCACGAATAGCAATATACAATTACTTGTACGAATTGTTTTACAATGTCGTAACCAAGAACGTGTATTCAATGCGCGAACCGCAAGAACTCACTACGTCTGATACAACTGACGGATTTATCGTAATCCGCGTTGGTACTATCACGGATGCAAGCGAGTTTGACCGAGAAACGTATGCGCGTGTCCGTTGCTATATTCAAGCGTTCGTTCCTCCTATCTCGCGTGGCCGATTAGACTACAAGAAGTACAAATTGTTTGAGGACTCCATTCTTGCTGTTATCCACGAAGCAGAAGCCAATCCAACGGATGATTACTTCATTGAAGAGGATTCGCTGATTTCTTCGGACACAGAGGAGACCGAAAATGCGAACAACTCGTACTACACGTTTATCAAGTCGTTCTTAATCACCATAGATAAACATCAATAACAATTTTTCAATTTTTCATTTTTTCATAACTTTTTAATTAGAAAGGAACTATATTATGGCAAAGAAAACAACTGTTAAAGCCGTCGCTTTGCGATATGGCGAAGTAGGTGGCGCAGCAACAACCCCGTTGATGGGTGTCTTGAAGGGTCTGACCGTAGGTCAAGATGAACCCGATGCAACCGAGATTGAAGCAGAGTTCTTCGACACTCCGTTCGACATCATCTACGACGGCAATCCTATTACGTTCAACTTTGAGTTGGCCAACTATGACCTTTCCGAACTTCCTGCATTGTTCGGAGGTACAACCGAATCGGATGTTTACGAGGGTGCAGCTTCTGCTACCACCACCGAGCACTCTTGGCAGTTGGAGTTTAGCCGCGGTAACTTCGCGCTCTACATCTACAAGGGTCTTACCGTTGGTACTATCAAAAAGGATGAAGACGGCGCATTGAACTTCTCCGTTACAATCACCGCGCTCACCCATGAGACCACCACTGGCACGGGCGATAAAGCCGTTACAACTCAGCACATGTATAAGATTATCGGCACTAAGCCTCAAAATCCATAAAGATAATCTTTCTTTCGTGGACGTGGGGAGCGTTGTGTGGGATTAACTCCCTAAACGCTCCCCATTCTGTTTTACGAAAGAAAAGAATCATAAAAGTCCACAGAAATGAAGAAAGAAGAACAAAAGTTAGACAACGAACTGCAAGACTTTTCCGTCGAAACGAAACGGGACATCTTGTCTATCATCAACGATTCGCCTTCGCTTGTTAGGTTAGGTGATACAGAATACCGCGTCAAGGATATGCGTTATTATTCGCTGTATCGCATCTGTAAGTTGGTTATGGATATGCGGCAAGCGGACGAGACGTTAGATGATGACAACAAGGTTATAACGGCGTTGTGTACGGATTTGGATGCGATGTGTGAGATTATGGCTATTGTTCTGTGTAATCACATGTTCAAGCCTTGTGATGATGCAGACGAAAGAAATGATGAGCTGATTCGACAAATGAAGATAAAGGTGATGAATAGCACATTCGACACAAATCAGTGGGCGGCAATCATCCTTGGGGCAATCAAATCCATTGACCTTTCGGCTTTTTTTTTACTCAAAAAATCGGTGAGTACGCTTACGGATTCACTTCTGACGAGGAAGAAGAAATCAATGGAGACAGCCTCACAGTTTATGGAAGCACTATCATTGCGGACGCAGCAGACTTCTTGAAAGTATTCACGCAATATACGTTAGACGATTATCTTTTCCGTCTATCATGCGCAAGGATTCAGTTCATGGCCATAGACAATACTCATACGAAGTATTTGCATGGCAGCGACAAGAAGGCTTGGACGAACTACAAGGAGGCTTACGAATCGCAGAAGAAGTTGGATAACTTTATGTCGGGCTTCGGAAAGTTACCCGAATTGAAAGAGGGTGAGGAATACGAAATACCCGTAAGAAAGAACAAGAACAAGAAATAGTAAAAATACAAGATATATATTATGGCAGATTCACCTACAATAGTCATTGCCCATTTGGATGACAGCGAATTGAAGCAAGCCGTACAGTCGCTTGTTTCGGGAGTAGACGCAGCTGTCACTGGTATGGCGAATAACTTCGATGCGCAGATTACACGTATGCGCGAAAGTTTGAAGAAACTTGGTGCCGACAAGATAGACTTGGGCGGGACTACCAAAGATAGCGGAACGTCGAAATCGAGAACATCTGAGACTAAGGCGGACACTACGGCCATCGAAGAGAACACCAACGCGAAGAAGAGGAATGCGCAGGCAACGAAAGAGCAAGCGATGACGTATGACCAGATTCTTGGCGCATTGCAAATGGCGCAAAGACAAGAGAAAGTGTACGCAAGCAAGAATCCATGGTCTCTCACGCGAGAGGAAAGTGAAAAATATGCGGAGACCATCAAGCGCGTAGCAGAACTGCAAGAGAAATTGAACAAAAAGATGGCAGAAATGCGCTATCAATCGGTTGCGCAATATACTCCGAATATAGGAGCATATTCTCGCTCTCTCAGCAAACCTGTCGGCGACACGAAGGAATACAAGGAACTTGTATCGCACATCAAAGAAATGGCAAGAACGGCAGACAGAGAGTTGCGCGTCTCATTACAGAATGCGTTTAAGATGCCTGCCAATTCTATTGAGGAAATTCGCAGCAAATGGGCGCAGTTGTCCGCGCTCTTGAAACAAACTGAGGGGACGAATGTATTTACTCCACAACAAGTCTCCAAGGCCAAGGAAATGGAAGCGTCTCTTTGGCAGCAATTACAAGCAAAGAAAGAGATTTCTAAGACATACGATGAAGATATTCAGCGCATGGCGCAACTCATTCGCCAAAGCGAGGAGTATCAAAAGACGCGGCATTTCAATTTCCAATCCCCATACAGAATTGGAACTGCTGGATATGCAGACTTGACTATCGGGGACGAAACTCGCAAGGGCGCATTGTCTATTGAAGAGCAGCTTTTGCGAATGCGAACAAGACAAAGCGAGGAGTTGAAACGTGCCGTTGATACTTCGCAAGAAATCAACTGGCAAGGACAACAACAGATTCAACTTGTAAATCAGCAAGTGGAAGCGGAACATCGTGCCGCACGCGAAGCCAAAGAAAAAGCGAGGGCGGAAGCAGAGGCAGCACAAAATGCACAGAATGCCGCTACTGCAATGCAGCAGCAAGCACAGACACAACAGCAAACAACTACTGCGGCACAACAACCAGCGACCAAGCAACCTGCAAACTTTGCAGAGTACACTGACCTTGCCGATGCGATTGCGCACGTCCTTGGCTTAGAACGGAAAGAGGTAATTATGGCTGACGAATTGCGTGATTCCCAAAAGCGAATCGCTGCATCGTTGAAGCAATCTAAAGCCGCTTGGGAAAAGTTGTCAGAGGCTATGAGGTCTTCCGAAAACGGACAGGCTTTGAAAGCCCAAATTAGTTCTCTCGAATCCGCTTTGAATCAGTTGAAGAAGGGGGCTGTTTCTCCGATGGATTTAGACAAGGCTTTCAAGATGCCGGAAGATACCATTGCTCGAATCACAGAGAAGATGCAGACACTTATATCTATTAAGTCGCGCATCAACTTCGACGATATTAAGGGGCAACAGCAAATTACCGACATCGCTAATGAACTTGACAGACTGGCAGAAAAGAGCAAGAAGGTGCAAGAAAGCACAATGTCAGCAAACAAGAAGTTGCAAAAACAAATGTATGCGGAATACACAAAGATGCCAGAGGGCGACATTTCTCAAATAGAGAGAAAACTCGCCAATCTCAGCTATCTGAAAATTGTTTTGCAAAGAACACCCCTTTTGAATGAAAGCCAAATTGCTTCTGTTACTGCTAAGGTCGAATCTTTGGAAGATAAGTTAAAAAAACTGAAATCGGTTGCAGCAACGAAGCAGAATATCGATGAGGTTATTGGGATGTCGCCGAAGACGCTTAACGAAATGGCTGAAAAGTTGGGACGGCTTCAAGCAATCAAGCGCAATATCGACACAACAAAAACTGGCGCGGCAGAAGAATTTAGAAGAATTGACCAAGAAATCATCAAGGTCAATAAGGAAATGCAACTATACACTTCGTACACGAAACAAGCCACGAGGGAAGTCGGTGCGCTTGGTCGTTCTTGGAACTATATGAAGAATCGTCTGGCGTTCTACTTTACCGTAGGTGCTTCTACCGCATTCGTAAAGAATCTTATTGAAATTCGTTCGCAGTACGAAATGACCGAACGCGCACTTGGTATCTTGGTTCAAAGTGCGCAAAGGGGTTCGCAGATATTCAACGAGTTGTCTCAGATGGCTCTCGTATCTCCATATACGCTCATTGAACTCTCCAATGCAGCCAAGCAATTAACCGCTTACGGAGTTGCCGCAAAAGACGTTGTAGATACGACTCGAAGAATGGGCGATATGGCCGCTGCCGTAGGTATTCCTATGGAGCGACTTACGTATGCACTCGGCCAGATTAAAGCCTACGGATATTTGAATAGCCGTGACGCGCGTATGTTCTTGAATGCAGGCATTCCTCTTGTGCAAGAACTCGCCAACCACTACACGAAACTTGAAGGCCGCATGGTGTCTGTATCAGACATCTACGACCGTATCAAGAAGAAAGCCGTTAGTTACAACGACGTTATGTCTGTAATAACGGAAATGACGGACGAGAGTGGTCGATTCTTCGACTTCCAAGCAAAAATGGCTGGTACACTGAAAGTGCAGTTGGCTAACTTGACTTTAGCTTGGAACAATATGCTCAACGACATCGGTAATTCAACGCAAGGAATCCTCACGTGGGGTATTGGTGCGTTGAAAGACCTGTTCCTCGCGTGGAAACAACTTAACAACGTTATTTGGAACTTTGGATATACTCTTATAGCGAATAGGCTTATCCTCTTCGCGTACTTGGCCGGTATAAAGAAACTTACAGCAGCAAACGCGCTTGCTATTGTCACAACAAAAAAATTCGCTCACAGCCTACGCACATTAAAGGCTGCATTTACGTCGCTGTCTTCCCATCCTATAATTGCTGTATTGACGCTTATCACCGCTTTGCTTGTGCAACTTGGCTTAGAGGCTTGGGATGCAAGCAAGGCTGCGGAAGACCTAAACAAGGCCATTTCCGATGGCGCAAAGGAATCTGTCAAGGCTATTGACGAATTGACCGAATCATACAAACGCCTCAACGTTGCGGCACGCGCAGCAGCGGGCACAATCTCGGAAGAGGAGGGAAAGAAATACCTTGACCAAATCAAAGAGGCTATTGACTTGTATTCTTCTGCAAGTGCGGCAAATATACGCGAAATATTCTCCGGCGAGAACGACAATGAGCGAATCCAAAAGGGATTAGAATACCTCGAAAAAATAAAAGAGGCTAATCAGCAATTCGAGGAGATGAAATCCAAATTCGACTTCACTACTGATTGGATGTGGGGCGCATTTGGCGAAGGTATTGAAGAAGATATTGAGGATTACACGGAAAGCCTTGAAAGACTTAATCGTTTGCGGAGCGGCAATGGAAGTCTTTGGGACAACATAGTGCAGGGCTTTACGGAATCTGGTACGGGCGACATGGCAGATGCAAAAGAAGCCATAGCAGAGATTGAAAACTTCGCCAAGAATGCCGCTGCTGTAATACAAGCAAACCTTGGCGCGGAAGGTATTCTTGACCCCGTTAAGGTGAGAGAAGCCGTTGCGCGTCTTATCAAAGAGTTTGAGGCGCAGAATCCGAAAATCAAAGGCGCAGGCAAGTTGCTTTTTGAAAGCGTTGTTGGTGAGCAAATGGAGAAAGAGTTTGAAATTCGCGGAAACAAGATTTTCAACTCTGTTGACATGGCTTGGAATCTTGTAATGGAAAATGTGAAGAAATACGCTGATAGCACCTTCCAAGACCTCAGTGGAAGTATCCTCGACGAAAGCAAAGACATTCCCGCTAAATACACTGACGCTATTAAAAATGCGTTATTGAAATTACTCTTATCTGATGAAATTCCACAGAAGACAAAAGAGATGCTTCAAAAGGTCAAAGCGCAGGTGGATGCAGGTTCAGCCGAAATTCGCAACGCAATCGCACAGGCTTTCGGCGTTAAGGAGCAAAACGCATTGCAGAAAGACTTCGTTGAGCACTTCATAGAGAAAGGATTAAACGGTAAGACTGGACTCTTGGTCGATGAGCAGCGAAAACAAAACACCATCAAGTACGCTCGGTTCAACCAACAAGATAATGAAGATTTCCTTGCTTGGGAGAAACGTCTGCAAGAGGCATTGGACAAAACTCGCAAAGAAATAATAGCGCGAGAGAAGGCGTTGCGTGAAACTTCGCCTGGCGATGCCCGTTACGAAGAGCACAAGAGACAATTAGCAATACTCAAAGAGGAAGAGAAAACTGTGCTTGAAGTAATTCGCTACGAAAAGATGAGCGAAAAGGAAGGCAAACAGAAAAAAGATAAAACCCTTGACAGTGCATTATCGGAAGAGGTTCAACTTATCGAAAAAATCCAAAAGCGTTACCAAGAGAACAAAAAGTTGGGCATGAGCGATATTGATGCAAGGACAAAGGCGACGGATGAGTACCGCAAGTCGTTGTCCGCTGTAAACGCCGTATTGAAGCAATACGGCTTGCAAACGATGTCCAATGACCGCTTGGCAACGATGATGCCGCAAGAGATTCGTGAGTTTTATGAAAATCAACTTCACAGCATTTCGCAAACTGTAAAAAAAATACGCACAGTAACGTATGATGCTGCCAAAGAGGAAATGAGCGAGATTGACGGCATTAGCAAGAAGCTCGTCGAACAGACCAAAATCTTCGAAGGTTTTAGCGCAGGCTCGTATTACGACGATAATAACGTTCTTACGATTGGGTTTGGTCACTCTGCAAAAGCACCCACGATAGATAAAAACCCCATCGTTGAAGGTATGACCATTACGGAAGACGAGGCTCATAGAATAATGATGGAGGACTATCGCGTTATAAAAGAGCAAGCAGATGCACAAATAACGAAATTCCAAGGCACGTATGACACGCTGAAAGACATGACTGCAAGCCAGTACGAGGCATTGCTGGATTTTACATATCAGTATGGCGCTGGCAATCTCCAAAAACTCTTGGAGTATGCCGAGGGCGACAAAGAAAAGATTGCAGAAGCACTTGGCGACACTACGAAATTCGGTGTAAAGAACTGGGCACAAGAAACGCGTCGTGCTTGGCGAGAAGCGATGTTTAGCGGTAAAGAGTATACCGTTACTGGTTCTATCCGAAGCCAATTTGAAGAATTGACCAAGGAGAGTGGAAAGGGCATCAAAGCACTTGAAAACGGAATAGCCGAAATGGGTGCCGTTGTCAACAAAGAACTCTATGAAAATATTACCAAGGGCTTGAACAACGAGTTAGGCAAGTTGAAGGATGAATACGAGTTGGGTGTTGAACTTGACGCTAACCCCGAACTCGGTGGTATGTTTATGGACTTGTTCGATATAGACGCATCTACTCTTCCTCACTCTATCGATGAATATGCAAAGCGAGTTCTTGACGCTTTGAATGCAAGTTTTAAGGAACGCGGAATTGACTTTGAACTTCCGACTTTCAACTTGACGCGCGGGGACTTGAAGATGTATGAACAGATGGTTAAGGATGAAAAACTTGACCAAGTAACGTATGACCTTATCAAGAAGAACTATGAAGAGTTCTATAAACTTCGCAAGTCTGCTGCAACGAATGTTGCAAAAATGGTTGACGAGTATGTGCGGGAATATGGGGGGCTTGAAGAGCAACTTGAAAAGATAGAGAAAGAGAAGAACAATAAGATTCTTGAACTGAATAGTATCTATAACACGGATGCATTACAGCAGACGAAAGAATATCAAGATGCGAAATTTGCCATTGAGGAATCATATCGCATTAAATCCGCAAAAGCCGCATACGATGCATTGAAAAAGACGGATGAGTATGACCGATTCTTCAATGCGATAGATACTCTATCGACAAAAGATGCAGCCGAGATTAAGGCAAAAATAAAGCGTGGTATTGTGCAAGCGTTCCAAGACGGAGGTTTGTCAGTTTCCGAATTTAGACGCGAGTTAAAAGCCCTTGAATCTCAGTTTGATAAGTTGACGGAATTTTCCTCCGGCTGGATGAATTACTTGACTGGAGGATTTGATAAACTTATCCAAAAGACGAAAGATACAGGCCAAGAAATCGAAACTATTGGCGAAAAGATTAAGGTTACAGGAAAGGTAGATGAAAAAGACAAAAACTTCCTTAGTTCTTTAGGCAATATTTTCAGCGATGGAATGGGTGGCAAAACGAACTTTGATAACGCACTAAAGAAATATGGTGCGAATATCAAATCTTTAGGTGGTGCAGTAAGCAAGGCTGGTATGTCAATGCAAGTTGGTGCTAACAACTTTGCCGGTGCTCT